GATGGTGGCCTGACCCTGCGTTGAGACAGCAGTGGTGACGGTGCCGGCGGTGTTGCGCGAACCCGTGGTGTGCTGCTTGATCGACTGCGACATGTTGATCTCGTCGTAGCCCAGCACGCCTTCGCCCATCATGCCGTTCTTGAACTGACGGCTGATGGTATCGACCGGGTTGAACAGACCCTTCATGCCTTCGACCAGGCCGGCGTTGGCAGCCGGGTTGACGGTGGCATAGCGGGTGTTCATCGGCGCAGCGTATTCGTTCAGCTTCTGCTGCGCCTGAAGCAGAACCAGCGAGGTCGCCGGGGTCGTGCCGGGGGTGCCGACCGACGAGTAGATCTGCTTGTAAGCGTTGGCGACGTCAGCGTCGATGCTGGCCGCAAGCTGCGAGATACGCGGCTTGAGAACGCGGTCGGCAAAGTCGTCAAGCTGCATGGTCAGTTCAGCCGAGGTGAAGTTCACGCCGATGTGCTTCTGGCTGGCAACGGTCAGCGTGGTGAACTGCTCGTTGTCGTCCTGCACCTGAAGCGCAGCACCATCAGTCACCAGCGCACGGTCAGGCAGACGGATGCGCAGGGTCGAACCGATCTTGGCGCCTTCGACAGCAAAGCTGTCGTCGTACTGGCGGTTCACGTTGCGGGTCAGAACGAGGTTGTTTTCGAGAATCTCAAGCGCCTTGCGCGTGATCATGTCGATAGTAAGAATCGAGTTAGACATGGTGGTCGTCCCAAATTATCGGTTGCGTTGTGCCTCGTACTTCTTGATCTGCCGCATCCGTTCCGCCTCGATCCAATCCGACGTACTCATGGACTTTGCAGCCCGTGGGTCGGTAGTATCGTAGACAGGCGCACCTTTGGTGCGGGCTGTGACAGGTGCAATCGGTGCCGGGGCGGTCGAAGTCCTGCGAACGGGCGGGCTGTCGCTAAGTCTAGCTTCAATCCGTCCAATCTCCTTCGCCTGCATGAACGGCGACATCTGGGCAATCCGCTGGGCTTCTTTGGGGTTGGAGCCGAGGTAGTAGATTACGTCGGGGCCAATGTCCGAAGCCTGGATCGTCTGGGCCATCACATCCGTCACAGGAAGGTTGGGGTTGTAGGCGACCTGTTCGAAGTCGTCATACTTGTCCCGCGCTTCTTCCTCTTTCGTTTGGTATTGCTCCAGTAGGGCAGTCTGCTGCTTGGCGGCTTCCCGCCTCGCAACCAGTTCTTCCGCTTTCCGTTCAGCCAACGCTTCCGCGTAGTCCTCGGGAGAGTTGAAGTACTCTTGGGACGGGATGTCTACAGGTGCGCGAAGCGCCTGAAGGTCAGCCTGCCGTTGAGCCTGCTCACGTTCCCATTTGCGCTGCTCGCGTGCGAGGCGCTTGCCGACGATCGCGTCCAGTTCTTCCTGTGTGAAAGACTTAGGCGCTTCCTGTTCGGTCGGCGTTTCCGGCGTCAGATTATCTTCAGGCTGGAATGCTGCCGTGGCTTCCAGTTCTGGCGCGGGAGCTTCCGCTTCAAATGGGACATTTTCGTCCATGACTAACCCCTATGGGATTCCCGGTAAGCCTCGCCGGTACGGTAGTTTCATGCGTAACATGATTATGTGCTAGACGTCAAATTTTATGCGTAATAGCTGATGTTGAGCTTGGCGCCCGCGACCTGTTCGATAAACCGGATCTTGGTAAGGTCGCCGTCGTACTGAAACGGAACGCCGATTGAGAGCGGCATACCCACCGAAGCCGTTGGGGCCGTGCCGTCATCGCGCCAGCGCACTGCCTGACCTTCCGCAACGATCAGCGCGAACGTCGGCTGCACTTTGTTGCCCAGCGGGCTATTTGTCGGAACCGTAAGGGCCGACGATGCACTGAGCGAAGTGATCTGCTGGTAGCCCAGGCAGAGCGTAACGGCTTTAAGGTTTATAGCCATTAGAAGCGGTTCCTTTCTGTAAATGACCGAAGTTTCATCGGAAATTCATACGTGTAAGAGGGTGAAATTCCAAAATCCCACCCTGTGTTGTTGCCGGCGTCCACATTGTTGTTTGCGCTAAACGCGTTCCATGTCGCCCCGCCGGTTGCCGCGATGTCCTGAACGGTCAAGTATGTCGCCGCGTTAACGCCGCTGGGATCGGTGATCGTGGCCTGTGTGCCCGCCACTGTGCTTTGCAAAAACCGCTGCGTCGTGCCCGCGCCTGTGGTGAATGAGCCAACCGTGTTGGTGGTGCCGTTCTTCAGCTTGACCGTGCCGTTGGTGATCGTGAAAGCGCGGGTTGAGCCAAGTGTAAGCGCGTCAGCGAAAGAGAATGTGCCACCGACGCCGTTGAAGGTCAGCGGGAAATCCACCGTCTTGCTGTTGGTCGTGAGCGTTTGTGTGCCTGAAGTGCCGCCAAAAGTCATGGTATTCGCGCTGGCTGTCAACGCCATGCCGGTAGAGAGGGTGAGGTCACCATAAATCACTGCAACGGCAGTGGCGTTCCACGTCCCCGCAAAACCGGTGAAATTAATGTTTTTGGCTGTGTATCCAGCGCTACCCAAAAATGTCAAAGGGTAAGTGCCAGTTGTGAAGTTAAAACTAATTGATGAAGTCTCAGGCAAAGTGCCGGATTGCACTGTAGTAGCTACAGAAGAATTATTGGAAATATTAACGACAGGAACACCGGTTATCGTAAGGTTGGTTGTTGTTGGGGTAGCCCAAGAAAACCCCGAACCCGTAACTATAATGTTTCCAGAGCCAAAAGCTATAGTCCGAACATTACTATTACCCGAGCTAAAAAAACCGCATGAAAGAGTTTTACCGTTTATATCCAGCGTACCATTGGTGAGAGTGACTGCTTGAGTAGCTGTCGTCGTAAAATTATCTTGAAGTTGAAACGTACCGCCAACTCCGTTAAATACTATAGGCGCGTCAATAGTTTTAGTATTAAACGTAATTGTTTTAATACCTGAAGTAGCAGCAAAAGTTGTAGCTCCACTATCAGTACTCAACGTCATGGTTGAAGATAGCGTAAGGTTTCCATAGATTGTACGCGAAAAACTATTTGCGCTTAAAGTACCTGAAAAACCCGTAAAATTAAGATCTCGCATTCCTCCGCCTATAGTTACTATATCCGACCCGGAAATTATATTTAGGCTTACGCTGTTAGCCTCAGTACCACCCGTCCCAGAAGCACCCATGCTTAGGGTTCGGGTTCCTACAGTGCCAGAATATGTTGCGTTTATTACGGGGTTACCGGTAACAGTAAGGTTTGTTGATGTTGTTATATTAATTATTGAGCCTGCGTTTCCATTAACTGAAATATTTCCTGTACCAAACGCAATAGTTCTAGCAGTAGAATTGTTGGAGAAAAAACTACTGCAAGCTAAAGTAAAAGTTTGAAGATTTAATACCCCCGCCGATAAAGTAAATGCGCCAGACATTGTGTGGTTATTACCAAGCGTCAGGCCGAGGGTTGAGCTATTTAAAGTCGCCGTCGCGCATGTAGACCCTGATGCTGTGGTGCATGTGCCAGTGCCCGATGCTGAATCGAAAACTACGTTATCGGCGCTGGTTGGAACGGATGCTAGCGGTGCCCCACCTGAAGTGGCCGACCAGTTAAGTATGGAAACATTGTCCCAAGTTCCCGACCCGCCTACCCAGTACCTATTGGCCATTACGCGCTCCTACCAACAAAAATAAACCTGCACACCGTAGGCCCAGCGTCAATTTGCGCCGTAATTAAAGTAGTAAAATATATAAAAGTCATTAGTTTAAGCCTGCAACAAATTTCGCCCTTTGAAAGTTGGGTTGCGGTATTGGACCGCCGCGCCCGCTACGGTCGTAACGGCGGGCGTGTTCAATGTGGCGGTCGTGTAGTCGGCGCTGATCGCAATCACGCGGTAAACCGACACACCAGAGCCAGCGACCGTGATGATCGAACCAAGGACAACCTTGGTTGCATCGTTTCCAACCATCACCAGCGTAGACAACGTGGCAGTAATCCCGCCCGTCACGCCTGCAATGGTGCCCACGGTTCCGGCGAAGGTCACCTGATTTTCGGCATAATTGCCTGCGCCGGGGTTGGTGATCTCAATCCAATCACCCGCCAGCACAGTCGTGCCTGAAGCAATTGCCGCAGTGCTGGCAAACCGGCCAACACACACTGGCGCGTTGTCACCGCGCGAAAACGTGCTGAACCCTACAGATCCGTCATACACCTTGCGGTTGCCCTGCAATGTCGGCTGCGCGGTCCAGTAGGTTGGGTTGCCAATCTGCACCGGGTTGGTTGTGCTGCCAGCTGTGCCGATGTTGCCTTCAATTCTTGTGGTTTCACCCTTGATAAAGCCAGGCGTGCCCGCAGGGTTGAACTGGAACTGATTAGTGACAGCCGAGCGGCCAACATTGTTCCGGATCACAATATTTTCAGCAGGGCTGGCAGGATCGCTGGTGCCGTTCAGCAGAATGTCCGCCGTGGCAGCGTTGCCGAACTCGCAGTCCTGAATGTCAACATCTGCTAGCAGTTTGCCGCGCACGAAAAAGATGTTTGTGGTTGCCAATGTACTAGCAACGCCGAACATTCGGCCCTTAAAGCGGAAGCCGTCTATATACTCGCCGCGCACGTTAACGCCGACGGCATCGTGATCGTAAAACTCGCCTTCGATGTCGTAACGGCCATTGGCATAGAGAACGAGCGCAGAGCCGCGCACCATGCCATCCACCGTTCCGCCGATGTACAAGTTGCGCATTTTGCACAGGTCTATTGTCGCGTTTACATCGCTATAATCTAAACCCGGCCCGGTCAGTATAAGTTGTCCCGCAATGTTGATCCCGATCACGCCGTTTATGTCGTTGATCTTTGAACGGATTGTCATCACCGTTGGGCAGGCAAAACCTTCAATGTTGCGCGCGACATAGTTGAGCGCGTGGTGCGTGCCCGCCGCTGAACCGTTCATAAGTTCGCCGCGCAAGTTCTCGTGCAGGATGTCCATTGCCAAAAGGCCATTGCTTGTTATAGCCGCGCCGCCGCCCGTGTCAGCTACCCGGCGCATGTTCCGGCCTACGCAATTGGACACTCGGCCACCGCGCCCGCCTTCATGGCTGATGCCGTAAAATGCCTGTGTTGTCAGCGTAGCTTGTCCGCTGTCCATCGTTATATTTTCAAAGTCGGCATTCTCAAACCGTGCAACTTGTGCAACGTACCCGGCCCATCCGGACATGTAACCGCCTTGCATGATAAAATCAAGCACGCGGCCAATAAAGAACCCTCGCGCGCCGTTGCCATTGGTCACGGTTCCAGTGACATCGCCAGGTCCAGTTATCCTAGGGTTAATGACGCGCACATTTCGAACGGGCCGGTGAATTTCAATGCTAACAATGCTGGCGTTTGGCGTGTTGAACACAAGCGGATTGGTGAAGCGAAGCTGTGTCGCGCTTGCCAAACTACGCACGCGCAACCATTCTTGCTGATTGATAAGATCCCAGCCCGCAACAGACGCCAGCCCGTTAAAATACGTGTTGGTCTTGATGCAGATCAGGTCATCCACCTGCACGCCCGCCGTGCTTACTACGTCGATGAAAAACTTGCCTGCAATCAAGTCGCCAGCCGCCGCCGTAAGCGTGCCGATCTGCGTCCCCGCAATCGCGATAAAGGTGGCGTTAGTGGCGTTGTTGATATTCGGGGCGCTGATGTGGCCGTTTTCTGTCCATTCAAGCGTTACGTCATTACGAGCCAACGTCACGCCGGTTGTCGGCGTGTAAGTGACATCGCGGTCAATCACGATATGGTCACCGTCCTGCGCTGTGCTGAACAGGTTTTGGATTGCCGTGGTAGCGTCGGTGCTATCTTCGACACCAAGCGACGAAAGCGAGCGATACCGCTTCAGAATACCTTGGACTGTCCCGCCGCCTTCGACCCCTACCAAAGACGCACCTTTGCCCGCAACGGCAGACGCAAGGTCAACTGTTTTAACATACGCAGCCAGATCAACGGCGGTTATGATACCTGGGATATTATCCTTGGTCCAAATCTCTACGTTGGCGGCGGTTTTGAGCGTGAACTTATATACTAAAGCAGACGTCAACCACACTTCGCTAGGGACGCGCCCCGCGCTGTCCAAAATGATTGGGTTGGCGTGCGGGGTTGCTCCGCTGCTGCTGGTGTACGTCGCCAGCGGTGTGGTCGTGCCCGCAACGTAAG